AGTCCTTTGAACCGGTCCGGACTTGTGCATTTACCACCGGATGTGGTTATAGAACAACCTGCCCGGGTAACCAATACCTATGACAGCTACAATCTAGCCTTTGACTGCCATGCCTTGGTCAACCACAACTCGGGTCCTGGAATACAAGCAGCCTTGGCTGGCACCAGACCCATAGTGGACTCCTCTAGCTTGGCTCATCCAGTTAGCATACAATTAGATGATATCGAACGACCATATGCAGTGGATAGAGATCAATGGTTGGTAGAAATATGTCATACCGAATACACTGTCAAAGAAATCGAGCAAGGAACATGGATAAATCGCTTGGGGTTGTAGACTGCGCCTGTGTCATACACGGCAGTGCATACTCGTGGCAATATGTGGAACGCCTTTATGCCATGATCCAGCGCAATCTCACGTCTGAATTCAATCTGCATGTTTACACCGAGGCTGATAGATCGGTTCCTGACCACATGATCAAACATGTGTTGACCGAATGGCCCAAAGTACGTTTGGGTCGGGCCTGGTGGTATAAAATGCAGTTGTTCAATACTGCGCATCACGCTGGTCCGTTGTTGTATTTTGATCTAGACACTGTCATAGTCAACAACATTGATTGGATTGTCAACACACCGATCGCTTATTTTAACACTGTGCGTGATTTTAAATATCTCTGGAGTCCTACCAAAGCCGAGGTCAACAGTAGCATTATGTGGTGGGATACCCGGTGTTATAGTTACGTGTGGGAAAAGTTTTGCGACCAACCACTGGGTGAAATACAACTCAAATACCGCGGAGACCAAGATTTTATTTCTGAAATCATTACACAAAATCAACGCAGATATTTTGCTCCTGAGCGAGTAAAAAGCTGGCGTTGGCAATGCCTGGATGGTGGATATAATTTTAGAAAACGACAGCATTTTGCACCCGGAACAGGAACCAGCCTGAGTCCAGAAACCAGTGTGTTGATTTTTCATGGAAATCCCAAGCCTAACACAATCCAGGATCCAATAATTTTGCAACATTGGCGACTGTGAACTAAATACGCCCAGTAAGGAGATTAAACATGCCAAATAGAACAGTTAAAGTGCAAGGATGGGGTACCGGAACCGCTTCACTAGTTGCAGAACTAGACGGTCAAAACATATTTTCTGGTGACGTTGTTCTAACTGAATTCAGTGACGAAACAGCAGATCTGCAACATGCTCCAACTTTGTTTTCTTTTGAACTCCCTATTGAGTTTGAAGGTACCAAACAAATGAAAATACGTGTAGGAGGTATGCCGGTGCGTTTTGGCATGATAGTTGCAAACTACACAGAAATAGACTGGGGTGAAGCTTATTACACAGGTCCTTATGAATTTGGCGACGTATCGCCTGTGCAAGAGCTAGGCCTGCGAGACTCTCGTAAAAATGTTTGTATAGATGGTATATTGCAGGAATTTGAACGTCGGGGTAGCATGGGCACCTGGCACTGGACAGTGAATCCAGGATCAGTGTTGGAACATGATTTGCTGATTGCTGCCGGAACCGAACTTGAATTCTAATTAGGAAGTGAAAGCAAACAACCCTACTAGATGTAGGGTTTTTTTATGGCTTGACCTTAAATCGACTTGGTGCTATAATTGTAACATAATGTAGTTTTTACGCAACACTTTTATAGAAAGGCAACTTATGAATCAACATCTAAGAGCAGTAGCAATGACCGCAGGCATGATGTCCATTGTTGTAGCAGTTACCGCATTTTTCCAGTTTTTAAGCACGATCGTTACGGCCGATATGGTTCCTACGATTGTGATCTGGTTGGGCATTACAGCCTGTGTCATCTGTATCTACAATGTTTTCCTGGCTCAAATACGCTATGAAGACACGTTGAAACGCATGGTTGACAAGAAATAACCGATTTGCTATAATAGTATTATTAAAACAATCAAAGAAGGAGCTTGTATGTCGACTATTTTGGTCAAATCTGGTAGTTATCGTAATCGACCTGTGAACGGTATGATCTTTAATCTAGTCAAGGGTTTTCAAACTGGTGCCAAAGGAGGCTATGTTACTGTGAAAGCAGATGGATATTTTGGCCCAGAAGTACCTGAAGTGGTTCGTATCAAAGTAGATTCAATCGAAGATGTGGAGTTTACTGCCAGTGACGTGGTAGCAGATCGTCCTGTGGTTGCCCAGGCTCCGGTAGAGACCGATGATGAAGTCATGGATCGTATCGGGCAGAGATTTGAAATCCTGCAAGAAATGACCCGTGCCACCATCGCAGGCGATGTGCGAGCCATGATTGTGGTTGGCCCTCCTGGTGTGGGCAAGAGTTATGGTGTTGAATATGAGTTGGAAAAGTCGGGTCTATTTGAACGCATCACTGGTCGTAAGATCAAGTATGAAATCATCAAAGGTGCCATGACTCCGATTGGTCTGTATTGCACGCTCTACAAACATAGTGACCCTGCCAACGTGCTGGTGTTTGATGACTGTGACTCAGTATTCCAAGATGACTTGAGCTTGAACATTCTCAAGGCTGCTTTGGACTCGGGCAAGAAACGTAGAATCTACTGGAACTCGGACTCGGCCATGTTGCGTCGTGAGGGTGTGCCTGATGCGTTTGATTTCAAAGGTGGCTGTATTTTCATCACCAACTTGAAGTTTGACAACCTGCAAAGCAAAAAGATGAAGGACCATTTAGAGGCATTACAGAGTCGTTGCCACTTCTTGGATCTTACACTCAACACCATGCGTGACAAGTTCCTGCGTATCAAGCAGATCTTCCGTCAAGGACAACTGTTCAATGACTATGAGTTCAGCCCAGAAAAAGGCGAGGAAATCTTGAACTTCATGGACGAGAACAAGGATCGTTTGCGTGAAATGAGTCTGCGTATGGCACTCAAGATTGCAGACTTAACCAAAGTAAGCGAAACCAATTGGCGTGCATTGGCAGTTTCCACTTGCATGAAGAACGCTTAAACAGTAGCTCCTGGGTGGTAGAAATACCACCCATTTCACAACAGGCACTTCGGTGCTTGTTTTTTTGACTGTGCCTCTATAAATATGTTATACTAACAATAAATGAATCCTCGAAAATTATCAATAAAATGGCATGACGGTCGATGTGTTGATATACAACTGTTTGATAATCCTGTGGCAGAATACTATTATCAATGTATTAAACATTTGCAACATCTAGATTTACATTTCAATCTTAGGACCAACCCATTACACCCAGACCGTTTGAGTTTACAAAAGCGTCTGCAAAATTTACTTGTCATGGCCGGTCGGTGCGAGGTTGATGTCAACGAAGATCGATTGCTGGATCAAACATATCTTAATGTGTTGCACGACAAGTATTTTGACAACACAGATGGCAACGGATGTAATAATCTAGATTGGTTGAATTTTCATGATGCCATTCATGTTGTTGAACAGTGGTGCAATCATGAACCACAAGGTTCTATCTGGGTAGACTTTCAGCATCTGGCAGGCCACTTTGTAACACATTTTGATAGACATCTCTTAAAATATTCGACGACGAATGTAACTGCAGGAACCTGTTACATAGAAGCACGCGAACTAGGCAAAACAATCTGCAAGTATATCATGGACGATGAACCTTTTGAGTTAGAGCACATGTGTAAAATTATGAAACCTTGGATAGATTTGAAACCAGTATTGAATATCGCTGTGCAGGACGAAGACAAACAGATTATGTTGACCACGGTACAATCACTATATCATCTGAGACTCCAAACATGGTTGACTGACTTTCAAAAAACATGGACCAAACATTGGAATTTAGAAAATTGGAATATAACCAATGAACATAGAGTGTTGCCCATTGGTCATATACATGATATAGAAACTGTTGTAAACTGCTTTAAACAACAAGATTATCCTGTCAGGATCACACATTGAAAACTGCTAGAATTATCATACGCGACGAAGTCAATATCAAGATTGAAGGTCTTGAACTGGACGCTCGACGCAGTTTGGTAAATGCATTCAAATATGATGTTCCTGGTGCCAGATACTTGCCAGCAGTCAGACTTGGACGTTGGGATGGCAAGGTAAGCTATTTCCAACTTGGTGGTAGCACTTATGTAAATCTGTTGCCAGAAATCATTCCCATACTTGAAAAGTTCAACTATGATGTTGAGCTGGATGATCAGCGTGACTATTCTACTACGTTTACTTTTGAACAAGTGACTGAACAAACATTCAATCATATTGTGTGGGGCAAAGGGCATCCCCTAGAAGGTAAACCAATGGAATTGCGTGACTATCAAGTTGAGATCATCAACAATTTCCTCGAGAACCCACAATGCATCCAGGAAATTGCCACCGGCGCAGGCAAGACAGTTATCACAGCTGCATTGTCAAATGCTGTGGCACCCTACGGTAGAACCATTGTGATTGTGCCCAACAAGAGCTTGGTAACTCAAACAGAAAAAGACTATATCAACATGCAACAGGATGTAGGTGTTTACTTTGGCGATCGCAAGGAGTGGGGCCGTCAACACACAATCTGTACATGGCAAAGCCTAAATGTCCTGTTGAAGAACACAAAGAATTCGGTGAGAGATGTTACCATCGGTGAGTTCTTGGAAGATGTAGTATGCGTTATTGTTGACGAAGTACATATGGCCAAGGCCGACGCATTAAAGAGTTTGCTTACAGGTGTAATGAGTCGTATACCATTGCGTTGGGGACTCACAGGAACTATACCCAAAGAACCATTTGAATCGCAAGCCTTGAAATGCAGCCTGGGTCCAGTTATCGGTCGACTCACTGCCAGTGAATTACAAAGCCAAGGTGTGTTGGCACAATGTCATGTGAACATTGTACAGTTGATAGACCATGCAGAATTTACCAACTACCAAAGCGAATTAAAATACCTGTTGGAGGAGCCCGGTAGATTAGATACCATTGCCAACCTGATACGCCAGGTCAATCTCACAGGCAACACTCTTGTGTTGGTGGACCGCATTGCAGCCGGGCAGGGCTTAATAGAACGCTTGGGTGACAATGCAGTCATGGTATCGGGCGCAACCAAAGCCAAGGACAGACAAGATGAATATGACGAAGTGGCTGATGCAACAGGCAAGATCATTGTGGCCACGTATGGCGTGGCTGCGGTGGGTATCAATATACCTAGGATTTTCAATCTGGTTCTTGTGGAACCTGGCAAGAGTTTTGTGCGAGTGATACAAAGTATAGGACGTGGTATCCGCAAGGCCGAAGACAAGGATCATGTACAGATCTGGGACGTGACAAGCACATGCAGATTTGCCAAACGGCACTTGACCAAACGCAAACAGTTTTATAAGGAAGCCAACTATCCGTTCACACAGGAAAAATTACAATGGAAATAAAAGTTATAGTGTGCGGCGATAGCTTTTGCTCAGCTTCAAAACATGACAAACTTCATTTTAGTCAAATATTGCAAAATTTGTATGGTTATTCTGTAACAAATTTGGCTCGAGGTGGTGCAAGTGCTGTCAATATTGCATATCAAATACAAACCGCAATAAAACTATCTGCTGATGTCATTATACATGGTAGAACTCTGTTTTCAAGAATAGATGTTCCGTTGCGTCCTAAAGAATTTAATCCAGTTAACGGATTAAAAAATTTTGTTTACTCAAATTCAGATGAACTTTCTTATGGTAGCTCACACGTTGGAAATGTGGACAGTCCAATTTATTCAAACAATTTTGGTTCGTTGTTACCTGTTGCATTGTTTAAAGAAAAAAAACAAATTATAGATATTCCTTCTCAAATAAAAAGTGCTGTGCAACATTATGTTGAATTTTTACATGATGAAAACTTAGCGTCTGAAATAGATAACTGGATATATGAATATTGGGAAGACAACATAATCAAAAAGAATATTTTGTCTTTAAGATTTGATAAAGTAGGACAAGAAGCCTATAATTTTTATAAAAAAAAACCACATTATCCTGCAATTTATCACACAGACAGCACAACACAACAAGCAATCGCCCACAATATACATGACGAAATTCAAAAAAACTTACAAACAAAACAAGGTTGATTTGCAGAAAAAATATGTTATAATAGAACTATGAGAATATTAACACTGGACAATGAGCCGTTTGAATTAGATCATCTTCCCGAGGAAGTTGAAGACATGCGTTTTGCTATATTTGATAATAGTGATCCCAAGGATCCAGATTATCATTACATACCTTTGATCTTTTTAGAAAGTTTCACAGCGCCGGCTCTGGTCTTACGCATAGGTGAACATCGTATTCGGATGCCAATAGACTGGCAGATCCTGATCGGCGAGCCCGATCTTGGCGACTTGGAAGTACTGCCATTGACATCGATTAATGATCGCGGATTCAAGACATTCCAATTCAATCCGTTGAGCAGTTTTAGGCCCAGCTTCCTGGACATCGAAATTATTGACGTGTATCAGGAGGTGACCTGGTATGCGCCAAAACTCAAGAATGGCCAAATGCTGTGTGTGCCCGTAGGCGAAGGCTCAAAACCTGACTGTGTATACTTTGTCAAGGACATCAGTCGCAACTGCGAAGTGGTAGACTACAACAAGGCCTGGTAGTGGAAAAACTCAGTATACAAAATGAAATGGCACAGCTCGATCGCAAAAATCGCGAATTCTATAATGAGTTGACCAACGAAGAACGGAAAAAGTTTTCAAACTATCTCATGATACGTTGGGGCAGCTCGGTGCAAGGTTCAAGAGAATTACAAGAGTTTTATGTAATTGCCACCAACGAGAGATTAAACAAAAGATTTTTTGAGGTCAACCGCCATCCTCGACTACAATGGCTCACAGCTACTACAGTAAGTCCAGGACTGGGCACACAACGACATGTCTGGATTGCCCCCAGAAAAAAAGAAGCCGGTGCCAGTGCCATACGCAAGCAGTTGACTGAGTTGTATCCACATCTCAAAGATGACGAGCTGGACTTGTTGGCCAAGATCACTACAAAAAAAGACATAGACGATTATTTAAAACTCGCCGGACAAGACGCAAAGAAATGACTTATACCTGTCAGTATTGTAAAAAGGACTTTATAAAGGAGTCCAGTCTTGCGGTGCATAGTTGCGAGCCGCGACGTCGCCGCATGGAAAAAGACGAA